GATTCACACTTGCGCCAAAACTCACTTTGAAGCAAAAAAATTGTATCATCGTGTAGTTGGAGAAGTGGTTACTTGTTATAGTATGGCTGATAATTTTACCCGTGCGATGCCAGATGAATATAAACTTGATACAAGCATTGACACTTTTACTGCTTACAAGATGTATATCGCATCCAAACCTTGGGTTGCATCTAATTATCTTCGTGACGAATCCCGTAAACCAAATTGGGTCTGAACTATGAAAGATCAAAATCAGATTGCTGATGAAGAAAATAAACAAGACAAGTGGAATCGTGGACTTGATATTTTTATCGAGTCTGTAATCAAACCTGATCCTGCTCTTCGTCAGTGTGCTCATAATCAAAGATGCTTTAATGAACTAATGGATGTTCGTGAAGAAGTTCTTAATCATCTCAAAACATTACGGTGGCATTAATGAAACTACTGAATAAAAAAACTTCTCGTATGATGATGGAGATTCAACTAGAGAACATTTGTAAAATTGTTAATGGAACCTGGCACCGACAATCACTCCTCAATTCTAAAGGAGAACGATCAGAAAGAATCATCATCACGTATCCCAGTCCTGATGAGAGCGCTGAGAGTTGATGTGAAAACCCAAGTCACTGTCCTCATCAACGATGATGATGATTACTGGGCAATCAAACACAACGCAATGCAGCAAGTGCATGATGACATTCACTGGCACTTGAAAGATAAATTTATTATTGATTATGAACAACACTGAATTTCTTTGGGTTGAAAAATATCGACCTAAGACTATTGAAGAATGTATTCTTCCTGAGGATACTAAAAAAACTTTCATGTCATTTTTGGAGAAAGGTGAGATTCCTAACTTGCTTCTTGCTGGACCTCCTGGTATTGGAAAAACAACTATTGCTAAAGCGTTATGTAATGAACTTGGAGTAGATTACTATGTCATCAACGGATCCGACGAAGGTAGATTTCTTGACACTGTACGGAATCAAGCCAAGAACTTTGCTTCGACCGTATCGCTTTCGGGAACTGATGCAAAGCACAAAGTCATCATTATCGATGAAGCTGACAACACGACCCACGACGTACAGCTCCTACTACGGGCAAATATTGAGACGTTTTATAAAAACTGCAGATTCATCTTTACCTGTAACTACCGAAACAGAATTGTCGAACCAATCCAATCCAGATGTTCCGTCATCGAATTTGGAATTACAGGAAAACATAAACCTGCCATTGCCTCCAAGTTCTTCAAAAGACTCCAAACAATCCTGGATTCGGAAGGTGTTAAATCTGATCCAAAAGTCCTAGCAGAACTAATTAACAAACACTTCCCTGACTGGAGACGTGTCTTGAATGAATGTCAAAGACATGCATCTTCAGGAGAAATTGACTCTTCTATCCTTGCTAACTTTTCCGATGTCCATATTCAAGACCTTATCAAGGCGCTTAAGAATAAGAAGTTTCCCGAAGTACGTAAATGGGTCGTCAATAGTTTGGACAATGATCCTAGTGTACTTCTCCGTCGTCTTTATGATGCTCTTTTTGAAACCCTTGACGGTCCTAGTGTTGCTGCTGCTGTCCTCATTATTGCTAAATATCAGTATCAGATCGCGTTCGTAGCAGATCAAGAAATTAACTTGCTTGCTGCGATGACTGAAATTATGGTGGAGTGTGAATTCAAATGATTAATGCAAAATTGATTCGTATCATGACTGGTGAAGAAGTCGTGGCCGAACTGGTATCAGAAACTGAAGATAGTATTACTATCAAGAATGGTCTTGTGGTAATCCCACAAGCACAGAATGTCGGATTTGCTCCTTGGGCTACAGTAATTTCTAAGGATAATCCAGAAATTACAGTCTCCAAGTCCCATGTAATTTACATGGTAGAAGTTGATGAATCTGTTAGGACCAAGTATAATGAGATTTTCGGGAGTAAACTTGTTACTCCAGAAGAAAAGAAACTGATTATCTGATGTGATGAAAAAGAAACTTAAACATCAGGTCAAGTCCAGATGGTATTATGTCTTTTGGGGCATCGCTACAGTCTCTGTAGTTTCTGGACAGTTGTACGTTGGAAGTGGATACAGACTAATGTCTGCTTCTATGAAGGAGTTAATTGAACATGCAGCTAAGTGAAACGGATGCGGTGTATGCAGCTAGTAAGTTCATCAATTACTTTTCAAACACGGGAAGGATTGATGAATATCTTCGCACGATCAAACTAGATCGTATTGCTGACCAACCACAATCTCTTTTTGGTATGAGACCTGAGGATGATCTCTTCAGTGACTTTGATATGCATCCTCAAGACATGGATATCAAAATTTATCCAGCTGGTCAAAAGGATAGAACAAATTCTTTTCAGAATGAATATTTCAATGAGAGACTTCAAATCACGATGTCTCATGCTTTTGAAACATCTATTCCTGGAAAATCTTTGAAGTGGATTGTCCAGGAAAAGAATACTGATAAGACTCTTGGATTTATTAGGTTCGGTTCTCCTACTATTAATAGTAAACCTCGCAATGAGTGGCTAGGAGATACTCCAGAACTCAGTAGATTTAATCGCCATGCAATCATGGGATTTGTCATTGTTCCGACTCAACCCTTTGGGTTTAATTATCTGGGCGGTAAACTTCTGGCACTTCTTTGTTGTTCACATGCTGCTAGAGAACAGTTAAATAGTAAGTACGGTTCTAACATCTGCCTGTTTGAAACAACGTCCCTGTACGGGTCTACGAAGTCCTCCTCACAGTACGATGGACTCAAACCCTACATGAGGTATAAAGGACTCACTGACAGCGATTTTACACCCCTTCTACACGACGATATCTTTAAGGATCTGAACAAATGGTTTATCGCAAGGAACAACGACAAACTCCTAGTGAAGGAGGACGCATCGAGCCGCAAACTCAAAACGCAACAGAAGATGATATCAATCATCAAGAAAAACTTACCTTCTCAAAAGGTTGCGGAGTTCCAAACTGCGATTGTAAGTGCAAAAAATCTAACTGAACAAAAACGTTTCTATATGTCTGACTATGGATTCGGTAATGCTCGTGAAGTTATTCTTGGTCAACAAGAAACTCTCTGTCCTGGACAGAATTATGAAAAGTTTTACACTGAGAATTTGATTACTTGGTGGAAAAATAAAGCTTCCAAACGATATGAGAAACTAAAGTCTGAGGGTAGACTTCGGACTAAACTTGAAACTTGGAATACAAATCCTGATGAGATTGATATTATCCGATGACTTGTGAAGTAACTCTGTTCAAGGCGGGAAAGGTATTTAAAGAAACTGTGATTGCACGGGATTATCAAGATGCTAGGGAAGTCGCTCTAGCAAGAAATCCTGGGGCAACTGTCGTTAGTGTTACTGCTAAATTCTAATGAAACCATTATCTGAATATGAATTTGGTGGAAGAGAGGCATCTCCTGTCAATATGTTGTTGCTTATTAGTGACCTTGAGGGAACATATCAGAATCTCAAGTATATGGGATTTGGTGATGACATGAAAGTCCTTGAAGAAATGAAAGGACGATACTATAAAATGTACTTTAAAGTGAAAAAGGAATGGAACTCAAAGACTGGTTGAACTCTATTAACTTCAATAAACAAGATCTCATCAAAGAAGATCCTGACCGTGAAAAGAAGTACCCTGCTTTCATTATAAACAAGTGCCTGTCTGGGTTTCTAGATACTATCATGTTTGCTAATGAGATGAATTTGTCTCATCAATTACCAAACAAACTTCAATATGACTTTTATCTAAATAGTCTCAGGAAAAAGAAGAGATTCTCTCCTTGGCTCCGAAAAGAAAAAATTAAAGATCTTGATCTTGTAAAACAATACTATGGCTATAGTAATGAAAAAGCAATGCAAGCTTTGACTATTCTAAATACGAAACAACTGGACTACATTAGAGAACGACTTGACGTTGGAGGTACAAAATGACTGCATTTGCAGAGCCTGAAGTTAACTGGTCTGCCGATCAGATGGTAGAAGTGACACTAAATGAACCTGATGATTTTCTAAAGGTTCGTGAAACTCTAACAAGAATCGGTGTAGCTTCTCGCAAGGAAAAAAAGATCTATCAATCCTGTCACATTCTTCATAAACAGGGTAGATATTATATTGTCCACTTTAAGGAACTGTTTGCCTTGGATGGTAAACATGCTAACCTTACTATTAATGATGTACAAAGACGTAATCGCATCATTAATCTCTTGAGTGATTGGGGACTTATCAATATTGTCAAGCCTGACGATACTACTGATGTTGCTCCTCTAAATCAAATCAAGGTCTTGTCATATAAAGATAAAAATGACTGGACACTAGAGACAAAGTATAATATTGGTAAAAAGAAAAAGGTGGAAACCGTATAATTCTTGGGGGGTTTACCACCCTCCTTTTTTTATGGTATAATATCTAAATAGTGATGGATGCCTTCGGGGTCCTCACAACACAAACTCGCTTTTTAAGGAGCTACTATCATGGGTGGAAACCTACAAAGATATCAAGCGTCTGATCTTCCTCAGTTGTTTGATCGAATCACTCGTAATGCCATTGGGATGGACGATTATTTTGATCGTATCTTTACTCTCAATGAATCGGTTAGCAATTACCCTCCATTCAATCTTGTCCAAGTAAACAATGTAGAGTTTAGGCTTGAAATTGCACTAGCAGGATTTAAAAAGGAAGAGGTAAATGTCTTCACAGAATTTGGGAAACTCTTCATTGAAGGAAAGAAAGAAGATGAGACTCAAGATACCTATGCCCATCGAGGCATTGCTCAAAGATCATTCGTCCGTAGTTGGACTATCTCTGACGATACAGAGATTCGCTCGGTTGTCTTTGAGGATGGGCTATTGACGGTTGAACTAGGTAAGGTTGTCCCTGACCACCATCTTAGAAAAGTATGGTTCTAAATACTTAGGAATATCGTCGCCGCAAGGGGGAGTCTGGTCACAGTCAGACACACCCCCCTTTTTTTGTCTCTAAATATAGTTGTAGTGGGAGTTTTATGATGCTTTCTACCCAATATAGATTGAAGTTAGAGTTTATTTGTAAATGTATTGCTAATAATGAAGATGTAAAACTAGATGATATGATCTGGGCACAGAAACTTGCTAAGGCAAATACATCTGCTAATGAAATGTTGAAGATGGCAAGACGCCAAGCATCACAAAATATTGAAGAGGGTAGCACAGACGATTTTCTGAATAGGATGGGTTTAGGAGATCCCGATCCATCCAATCACAAAAAGGGATTTAAAGACGCTGACGATATTAAGAGTTGGTTTCAGCAAGATAAACCTGATGATTGGAGACAACGTGACTGATTATGTCTGTGTGCAAACATGGAACCCTATTTTTCAACGTATGCAGTATCATTGGGTTCACAAGTCTGAAAAAGATCCTGTGCAATTTGTAAAAAATCTCAACCCAGAGCAAGAACTGCTATGAGTAGCAAGATGATGTTCGTGGTTGATGCTGGTAACGGCAGATGCATCACTCACGATGGGTACATTCAACTCGGTAGTTTCTCCCATAGTGTAGAGAAGCATCTTGAGTTATGTCCAGAACAAGAATGGCAGGTAACATACTGGATGCCTGATCCATTCTATATGAGATACCCACGACCTAACTATCAACACACCATGAAGGCGAATGAAGGTTCTC